TGTATTGTGAAAAACAATCTTTGGTATTATTCACAAGTTGAAAATCGTTTTTATGTATCTGTATATTTTTTATTATTGCGTCTTTGAGTTCTTGGTCCATATAATTAGTTAAAATTAAAGTTTGTTAATTCTTTTGTATCAAGGCCACAAACAATATGCCCGCCGACGTCAAGCATGCATGCGCCTTGTATACTGAAAACGTTTTTATCATTTTGATATATCGGAAAGCCACCCATATAACTAAATTCTTTAAATGTTGCGTTATTCTCTTTCGTTATTATGTCGTGCGCCTCTTGTAGTGTGTCGCACATCTTTAATAGTTTTGACTTTGTTTTTAATTGTTTTAATGCTTGGTATTTCATATATGTTTATATTATTTAACTTGATAATAGCAAGCCTTTACACTGTTGACCGCCTTGTATAAATCGTTATAGGTAAAGTCTTTTGTCTTTTCCACGATATAATCAACCCTATATTGTGCAGTTCCATCTTTCCATTTTAAAAACTCACATATCCCGCTTGCTGTATTTTTAGCTCCTATTTTTTCAATGGCCTCATCAGTTCCATTTTTTAGCTTTTCAATTTCCTTGACAATATCATCACAAGACCTACTATCCGCTATTTGTTGAAAGATAATTCTTTTCATAATTACAATCTTAATCTTTTAATAACGGCTAAGGCTTCGACCAGTGCCTCACCGGCAGTATCTCCCACCGCAATTGGTTTGTTATCTCTAAAGATAATATATTTTCTTACATTTTTAAGATATTTTAGTGTCATGGTAATATTTTAGTCCATCGCACAGTAGTGGTGAACATCTAAGTTAAATTTTTCGTCTAATATTTTTGTTATGTCGTTCATCTTCATATCGTCTTGTAATTCATAATTATTCATTATCTGACTTATAAACGCCCAGGCTTTCTCAATTCCTCTAACTTTTTTCGTGTAGGCCGTTGGCTCATTATATAAATCTGTTAAATCTCTAACTATGATATATGGTTTTTGATATTCTCTTTTAGGGTAAAACATAACGCTCATATAATCATTTTTAAAACCGTTGTCTAATTTTGTCATAATTTTTAAAATAATATTCTTGTTAATACTTCAATTGTCCGGTCAATACCGACTATTAAAGACCAGACCACAAAGAAACCCAACCCCCAGAAAACAATGAAACCCATCCAGCCATATATTTTTTGTAAAATGTTTTTTTCCATAATAATTTAATAATAAACTAATAACACTTCGACTTAAGCTAAATATATCATAGTATATAAATATATACAAGTGGATATCTCGTTATAATACATTTTTTTTATTTTGTCAATTTTTTTGTTAAAAAAAGTCTTATTTTTCAATGAATTACTATACCTCCTACACCTCCTATACCTCAAAATGTCCTAGGTGTAGTAGTGTTTAGCCTTGTAATTATTAACTTATTTGGGAATTACTACACCTACTATACCTTTTTTATATAAACTAGTGGATATAATAATAATAGTAGTAGTACAATACACCCCATGTGTACTGTGCTGTTGGTATAATGTTTGAAAAAGGTATAGTAGGTGTAGTAGGTGTAGTAATTTTGTAAAATATCTTTAATTGACAAGGCTTTTTAACTACTATACCTCATCTTATGAGGTGTAGTAGGTGTAGTAGGTGTAGTAATTGGCCTTCAATATAATTTTTAATCTTTGGCCTTTAATAATTTTTAATCTTTGGCCTTTAATAATTTTTGATCTTTGGCCTTTAATAATTTTTGATCTTTGGCCTTTGGCCTTTGGCCTTTAATAATTTTTAATCTTTGGCCTTTGGCCTTTGGCCTTTGGCCTTTGGCCTTTGGCCTTTGGCCTAAAATCCCGCGCTCTTTATCCTATGGCCTTGTAATCAAGGCCATACCACATATTCCCCTTGCCTTCTTTTCATTTCTCGGCATCACCTCAAATTTTATATTGCAAAGATAAAATGTTTTTTTTAATATTCCTTGCAATTTTTAAATGAATGGTGTATCATTAGACATAGAATATTAGGGAAGTAAAGTAAAGATATTTCTTCAACCTAATTTAATATACCCCCCACGTAGGGTTACCAGCCTAATTTGACTTATCTACTTGTAGACAAAATATAATGAAAAAAGGATCAAAAATGACACCAGAGCATAAAGAAAAAATACGCATTGGCCGCGAAAGGTATTTGGCAGAACGTAAAGCATTCCCTCCTAAAGATTCATCTGATGATAAAATAATAGCCCCAGTTCGTTTTGTTGATAAATCGGACATGTCTCACAGAGATTATGTCGTGGCTACTATTGCTCAAAAAAAGAAAAAATTAATTGAGGCCCAGTTAGACGTGGCCATCGGCTATTCATATATTACAGAAAGTGGAAAAAAAATATATACCAAACCACCCAACGCTTCAACTGGTGAATATTTATTAAACCAATTAATTGGAAAACCAAAGGAATCGGTTGATGTAAAAACAGAGATAAGGTTAAATGTTGATATTTAAATAAATATGGCAAAAATAGAACAAAAATCCCTTAAGGAAATTGTTAATTTCACTCCCAAACAAATTGAGGCTACTATTACAGCCGATAAATATAAATATACTTTATTTGGTGGATCTGCTGGTCCGGGAAAATCTTATTGGTTAAGGTGGTATATAATAAGGACACTTATTAAGTGGGGTAAGGAATATGGATTATCTAATATACACGCCGCCATGTTCTGTGAAGATTATCCAACGTTAAAGGACCGTCAAGTTTCTAAGATGGAAGTTGAATTCCCTTTGTGGCTGGGTAAGGTTAAAGATACTAAGACCGATGGGCTTGGTTTTTTTGTTGATGAGAAATTCGGTGGACATGTTTTAATGCTACGTAACTTGGACGATCCTTCTAAGTATCTTTCATCTGAGTTCGCTATGATAGGGGTTGATGAATTAACGATGAACGAGGAGATGAAATTTCATAGACTACGCTCGCGTTTACGTTGGACCGGTATTCCAGAACCAAAATTTGTGGCTGCGACAAACCCGGGAGGAGTAGGTCACGAATGGGTGAAGAAATATTTTGTTGATAGAAATTTCCCTAGCACGGAGATGGAAGGCGAAAAATTTGCGTACATACCAGCTAAACCAACTGATAATCCACACTTAGCGGATAGTTATATTTTGACACTTCAATCATTGCCGGAGAAAATGCGAAAGGCTTACTTGGATGGTAACTGGGATGTTTTTGAGGGGATGTTCTTTACTGAGTGGGACCCAGAGATACACACTTGTGAACCATTTGAAATACCAGATAATTGGCGAATCGTTAGGGGGATTGATCCATCGGGTAGATCTGGGACGACATCGTCACATATTTATGCATTATCGGATGATGGGACGGTTTATGTTACAAGGGAACATTATAAGGCGGGGATGGATACAGATGAACATGCTAGGGAGATTGTTAAATTAAGTGATGGTTTGGATGTAAGGTATACTGTTATTGATAGTGGGGCATTTTCTAAATTGGGGATGCCGGAAAGTCAAGCTGAAATTTTTGAAAGGTATGGGATTATGGATTTAGTGATGGCGGATAAGAAGAGGGTGCCGGGGTGGAACGTTGTCCATACATATTTAAGACCTGATCCAGTGTCCGGCCAACCACGATTGAAAATATTTAAGAATTGCAAGAACATGATACGCACAATACCGCTTGCCATGCACGATGATTCTAACCCAGAGGATGTTTTATCTTTCTGGGAGGGGGCAGAACATCTTGATGCGCTTGATGAATTAAGATATGTTTTACAAACTCTACGTGAACAACAGGCACCAAAAAAGAAAACACTTGCAGAAAAAAGATTAGAGGAATATAATAAGATGGAGAGTTATGAAAACAACTTTAATTATGGGCGTAATTATTCGCTAGACTAAAAAATAAATATGGAAATAAAAAAACTAGAGAAAGAGGTTGAGGTTAAGAGTTATAATCCCAATAAGGAGGAGGAAATTTTAAGTAATTTTGTTTCAAAACGTAAGGAGGAAATGCAAGACTTCAGGCGTTCTCTAGATATTGAAAAAGAATGGCGTGAGGCTGATATTGAATATATTCCACACGAACTTGAATTTGGAACACCAGGGAAGCGATTTGAAGCAGACCAGGATACAGGTCTTAGGAGCCGAATGGTTCCGATTGGTGATCAAACGCAACAGTGGCGTTCTAATAATGCAGCGACTACACTCCTGGTGAAGATACAGACTGCTTTTTCTATAATGATAGATCAAAATCCAGAGGCTATGCTTACAGCATTGTCAAGGAAATACGAAGATACAACACAACTAGCCTATTCACTGTGGAAAAGAAATTGGTCAGTTACTGACGGGAAGGAGGTATTGAAATTATTTGTGTTTGATTTACTTAAATATGGATGGGGAATTGGAAGAAGTTACCCAAAGAAAGTTTCATACAATAAGGAAATAATGACCGAATTTGATAGTGAAGATCCAAGTAAAAATAAATACGAGAAAAAAGAACTTACATGGTTTAACGATGTTGCTAAAGAGAGACTATCTCCATACAAGACATGGATTGATGAACAAACAAAACCATACAATCAATATTCTACTAATGATTGTTATTATGAAATGGATTATTCATACGATGATGCTAAAATTGAATTTGGTAATTATAAAAATTTTAAATTAGTAAAACCAGATTCACGTGTTGTTTATGAAGAAGATACAAAAAAAGGTAAATTAGTTGGTAGGACAGATATTGTTACTATCGGTTTTTATGAGAATAGAGCTAAGGATCTTTATGTTATTTGGGTGCCTAAGGATAAAATAATATTACATAGTTGTCCATTACCTAACGATGATGGCTTGCTTTCAATTTGGCACGCTCCATGGATTTTGCGTTCAGCTGATACACCTTATGGTATTTCTATTTGGAAAATAATTAAACAAAACAAGCAATTGTATGACAAAATGATGAATATGACAATGGATCAATTGGTGCTTTCTATTATGAAATTTGGATTTCACACAGGAACATCTGGTGTGCTTGGTGATGGTGTTATTAATATTATACCAGGGCAAAGTAAGCAAATAACGAATGGTAAATTTGATTGGATGGAAATTCCTGGTCCAGGGAAAGATGCATGGAATGGTCTTGATTGGAAAAAGGATGAAATGGATAAAGATTCTGGAATTACTCCTACAATTGAGGGGGAACTTACTGGTAAAACTCTCGGGGAAATACAATTAGCACGTGAGGCTGCTCTTAAGCGTATGAAGGTTCCATTGGAAAATATTGCTTGGGCAATTGAGCAAGATGCATATTTAACATTATCGTGGATGAAGCAGGTTTATTCAACTCCGGAAGTAAAAAGATTTGCTAATGAGGAAGAAATACGTGCTTATGAGGTTTCTATGAATGTTGTTCATGATGAATTATTTACGGACGAAGAAGATGGTAGTTATACGGCAACGTTTTTACCAGAACTTTCGCTTGGTTTAGAGGAAAGAGATGGAAAATTATTTGAATCTGAAAAATCAAAATTCTTTCAAGTTGGAAAAGATATTTCACCAGAAAAGTTGGAGTGGAGGGGAATATTTAAGGTTATTCCACGATCAATAATTGGAACATCTGAGGTTATAATGAAACAAACAAAGACAGAAATGGCCAATATGCTTATTCCATTATTCACACAACCACCAGAATTAGTTAAAAAAGCAGCAATGCAAATATTAAAGGTTAATGAGGAGGACCCAATTGACTGGTTACCTGAATCGTGGTTAATAGAAAAAGCGCCAGAACAACCATTATTTGTTTCCGGTGA